AAGGGGTGAGCCGCGTCTTTGTTATAGAGAACATTCAGCCAGAGCAAGTCGAACTTCACGTTGTGTCCGACTCCCGTCTTCACGTTTGGCAGATGGTGGGCAAAGCCAGCATAGTCATGGGAGTAGAACGCTCTTCCCTCATCGTCGGACCAAGTAACCAACAGGATCTCCGCATCGGGGGCATACGGATCCAGTCCACTGGTCTCTAGGTCGAAGGAGATCCTGCTCGGCAGCTTGGTGACCTCCTTGACCTCTGTGATCTTCAGCTTCGGTGTCCAGACCTCCGCTGTGGCCAGCCGGTTCATGTCCTCGATGAAGTCACCCTTCTTGTCTGGGTTGCGCAGCAGGTAAGCCGGGTGATAGGTGGCCATGCAAGGGATGTTCTCGTACTGCCAGATACCCATGCCTCGGGCGTATTCCACTGAGAGCTTCCTACCAGTCAGAGCCTCTATGGCATAGGCACCGAGGAGCACGATGAACTCTGGCTTGGCATCGGAGATCGCCTGAGTAAGGAACTGCCTACAGGTGTTGATCTGCTTGCGCGTGGGCTTCGAGTTGTTCGGTGGCCTGCAGCGCACGGAGTTGGCGATCGCGTAGTTGTCGATCTCGTACTTCTCGATGAAGGTTCGGAGGACTGTGCCGGATCTACCGACAAACGGTTTTCCTTCTCGATCCTCTTGCTCTCCGGGGGCTTCACCGATGAACATGACCTTGGGGCCACTGCCCTTGTTGTCCTCCGGCAGAACGACTCCAGAGCAGGTGGCTCCCAAGGTACACAGGGTACACTTCGGTCTTACGGACATGGCTCGACGCCTCCGATCTGGATCGCCTCGTCCCAATCCTTGTACGGAGGTGGAGGAAAGATCAGGCCTACGGATCTCCCTGTGGCCTGCTTCAACTCGTGGAAGAGACGCATGGCATGGCCTGGGCGGTCGGAATCGAAAGCGACGACCGGCTCCATCCTGCTGTCGTTCAGGAGCGCCCTGATGCTATGGAATTGTTCGATGCTGACTTCGTTGCCGCAGGTGCAGATGACTGCCATGTCCGGGAACTCTTCACCGATGGAGATCATGTCGAACATGCCCTCGGTGATGAAGAGATAGGGTGGGTCTCCACCTGCGATGTCAGGCAGAGAGTGGATGCCTCTGGTCCCGTAGGTTCGATAGCGTCCTCTGCCCAGGTAGGCGTAATGTCCGACCGGACGAGGATTCCCCGCCTCGAACAGCGCCAAGGCTGGAGCGATCCAACCGCTATGCGTAGACAGATACCACTGATCCCTCTTCCAACGGGCATTGTCCACGCTGCTGGCTCTCGCTCGAACAGGCGCGAGGTTCAGATGGTCGGTACCGATCAGGGCGATGATCTTCCCCTGGTGGTTGTACTTCATCCGCTCCGACTTCCAAAGAAACGAATCATCCGACCGAGGCGCATGAGTACCGGCGGCACCGGAGAGACCGCAGGAGAAGCAATGGTAGAGCCCCTTGGCTCGGTTGTAGTAGAGCTTGGGCTTGCCGCATTCTCCGCAGACATACACTCTCTCTTGCCCGGCGTGCTCGGTGCGGACGAACTCTCCGAACTTGCTTTCAGGATCCATGTCTTCTCTCCTTCACCATCCGATCATACGCTTCTTGTTTGTCTTGCTTCCGTCCGAACAGTGAGTACGGGTTGCCCGGTCGATATCTCTTCCAGGCGAACCCATACTGCACTGCTCTGCGTTTTGACCGGGGGTCATTGGCCAAAACGCCCTCTATGATCCGTCTGGCCCAAGGGGCGAGGGCTGCCCAGTCGAGAGGCGTGATGCCCCTCTTCTGGACCTCGCGGGGGATCTCGTCCAGACGGATCGTTGGCTCCTTGAGCTTCACTCGCTGGAGCTTCTTGCTCGGTTTGACGTAGCCCTTAGGCTCTTGCTTTCGTGCCATGCCTGCTCCGATGTTGGACCTCGATTGTAGCACAGGAATCGTATGATGTCAAGCGGGTGACTTCCGCTCGTATCCAGGCGGGAGGCAGTCTCAACAAAGCCCCCTCTCGCTCGTATCCAGGTGCCTCCAGAATCGCTCCAGGCTGCAGGGGATGAGCCAGGACGAAAGAACGGGGCCAGGGCCGACCTTGGAGCGGTCTTCCCTGGTCCCCGTGGCTGAGACGCTGAGACAGTGTCTTACTTCCCTTCTCTGAGCCGGTATCCGTGGAGCCGATAGGTAACGCACTTCACCTTGCTATCCCAACAGCGGCGGCAGTGCCCCTTGCCACATGAACCGTGCAGTTGCTTCGGGCAACCGTCGCCTTGTGTGGCCACGCGGGACCGGGCGAACCTTGGAAGTCTGTCTTCCAGGTATTCACACCCGGAGTCGATATCCCAAGCCGAGAGCCGCACGCAAACGTTAGGCAAAGAGTCGAGGCCACAGAGAGCTTCAATCCAAGACTTTCCCAGAGACCAACAGCGCGTTGAAATCCAGAACCGCGTCTTAGGGCACGCACGGGCAACTTGCCAGACCAAGCGAACATCATCCAGGCGGCGGAAGTCACCGGAAGAAAAGAAGCGTATGAACCTCTTCCGTCCGATCTCCAGAACGAGTTGCTTCGCCACGGTATTAAATCCGTGCTGATCCCAGAATACCGTTCGCGCCCGCCTTGCCGCTATCACCGAGGGCAAAGGTCCGCGCCCCTGTTGTGCGTAGCAGTACCGGCAAGTTGACCTCGGTCCCGGATCCCAGGCAGCGCATTGCCCCTTGCCCGGCAAGAGGTCGAGACTCCACGCGGAAATTGCGCGGTTTCGAGTCAATAGTTTGTATCTCATGAGTCCCTCCATTGCAGGTGAAAGGTTCGCGTTCCGTCTTCCAGGAACTCGATAACCAGAACCGGAAGGAACAAGCGAACGGTTCTAGGGGCAATGTAGACCTTGCCCGTATAGAACCGTTCGCGGTTGCCTTGCGTGGAGTAGAGTTCCCGTCCGGCGGAATCCAAGACTCGCACGATCCAGCCGTCCGTTTTGCCGCTCATGGTGGAACCTCAGATCAGGGGAAGGAAAAGGTTCAGGCGTTCGATTGTCTCTTGGAGTTCCACCGCCATCCGCCCGAGAGCTTCATTCCGCCCGTCAAACCAGACGGAGGGATTCTCGCGGTACCGCTTGGCGAGATCGAAAATCCAAGTCTGGAAGATCCGACCAACCGCCTGTTGCAAGGTCCGGTGTTGCTGGGAAAGCGCATCGGAAAATTCACGCTCGTCTTGGTGATTCCACCCATTTGCACAGTCTGCCAGGAACCTAGCCACATTCTCTCCAGTTCTCTGTTCTCTGCTGTAGCTGAAATCGTTCTGTGACATGTCGACCCCCAAAGAACGGGACCCCCGCTTCCGGAGGTCCCGTCCCGGTTGTTTATTCGCTTATCGTTTCTTCGACTTCGATCGTAGCAAAGCCCTCGTCAGGACAGTGGATCGTGTAGATGTACTCTTCCCCTACGTCTTTGGTGCCGGGGCGGTACAGGTAGATATTCCCGACCCGATTCCGCCGCTTGAGGGAAGTAACGAGTTGTGCGGCAAAGCAACCGGGACCGTTCGCTTGGTTCTTTGCTTCCCGATCTCTGATCCCGCAGACAATGCGCATTCGCTTGCAGAACCGCTTGAGTTCCGCCCCGTGTCCGGAAGGATAACCGTCAAATTGGCGGTAGATCGTGACGATTTCCCGATCCTCTTCGTCGAGGATCCGAGTTAAGCATCTCGTTCCCATATCGACCCCCAAAGAACGGGACCTCCTCTTTCGGAGGTCCCGTCCCGGTTGTGCCGTCCTAAGCGGCGGTCTGCTGCAGATTGCCTTCCAGGATCCAGTCGACCAGAGATCCACCGGCCCTTTCGATCTCCACTGCCCGATCATAGGTGGAAGAATCGTGAGCCAGCTTGGTCACAGCATTCACGAGTCCCCAACCCGTTAGATCGGAACCGGAGATCAGATTGCGGAGCGAGGCGTCCCGCTCCTCTTGGGTCAGGCCGAGCTTCTCCTGTACGCGATCCAAGACCTTCACGGTATCATCGGGAAGCGGAACGTCAACGCCCCGGAGCTTCCCAAGACTCTTGCTCCATGCCGTGTCCGACCCGAGATAGCGGAAGACGTCTTGCACCTTGGCAAAGAAGGCCTGATCTTCCAGCTTGACGGTCTCGTCTTTGATCCAGTCCCGAGAGATCTCCTCTTCCCCTTCCCCAGTGAGCTTCCGCCCGATATGAGCCCGTCGCATCGTATGCTCCATGATCAGTCCGTTCTTGCACTCCAGACGCCAGACCAGAGACTCAAGCGAGATAGCTCCTGACCCGACCTCGGAGTTCCGGATTGCAATTCCGCACTGCACAGGATCCCCGACCTTGGTCGGGCGGAACTCGTCTTCCAGTGCGGGATTGACGAATTGAAGGAAGAGGTTTCTCTCGGTCACCTTGGAAGAGACCAAGGAAAGGCGCAATTCTCTGGCAACCGGTAGAACCGCTTGCAAGAGGTCGTAGTTGTCTCTCGGGCGGTAGCGGTCAGAGAGAACGGCCCGGACATCTCCACCGACAGTCCGGAGTAGCCGGCGGGAATCGGAACGTTCCGCCCATGCGTTGACGTTCTGCGCCAAGAGGGCGGGATCCTCTTTCAGCATGCGGTCGTAGTAGACCTTGGGAATGTTGAAATGTGTCTGCAGTTGAGTGTGCGCCCAAGGCCTGATCATGAGATTCCTGGCCTTGACGGTCTCGTCTGCTACGTCCAAGAGAACGGACTTGCCTTCTGTGGCCAATCTGATCTTCCGTTCCGGAACGATGAGATCCCTGGCGTCTTTGGTCTCTGCTAAGACGGACTCCAAGAGATCAGGAAGAGAGCTTCCAGTTTGCATGTAGGACCCCCATGGAATGAGTGAAGACCTAAGACGGATCTTCCGCCTTAGGTCTTCCATGGTACAGGAAACCTGTAAGAGAGTCAACCTAGAATCGTGTAAGGTTTCCCCTTGAGGGAGTTCTGATCTTCCAGGCCAGGAAGAGAACCAAGAGGATGGAGATCAGGTCTACCATGATTCCGCCTCTTCTCTCCAGAAGCCGAAGCATGCTCCGTCCCCTTCCAAGGTCCCGAAATAGTATCCCTCCGGTGCTGTCTCTTCCAATGCTTCCCTGAGAATGTCACAGACCTGAGAGAGTCTCTGTTCCGGACTCTCTTCCAGGTTGTCTAAGACATAGTCTCCGATCTCCTGTAAGGCCTTATCGGAGAGTTTTCTACTGATAGCCTTGAGGGCAGAATAGAACTTCGGAATGAGGTCTTCCTCTTTGAGAGTGCCCTCGGAAACCGTTCCCTCATGGATCCAGCGGTGTACCATGATTCAATCCCTCCAAGTGTAGACTGTGACTCTTCCAGGTATCCTGTAGGGCAAAGACTATGCCATGGCAAGACAACAGACTACAGACGCAAGAGGGCAGAGAAAGAGGAGACGTATACTCTTATTTCATTGCGTCTTAGCATTTCCATGTAGTATATAGGTCTATATGATCACATTGTACAGTGCATTGATAACGTTTCAATGTGCAATGTGTACAATATGAACAGGAATAGACTGGAATGAACCAATAGAGTAGCATGATGGGTCAATTCCCCCAGCCCTCCACCATGTACACCCCCCGAGACAGATCTCAGTTTGTATATAATATCATGTAGGACTTACCCGGATAGTTCTTCTATATAAAAATTATCATATAGAAATCATATACATCAATTATGTACTATACTCCCATCTACTCTATATGGACTGGTTGGACCGCCTGCGGAATCGCTTCCCTCCTCCCCCCCTTCTCGCGTATGCTGGTCTCTGAGAATCAAACTCAGCGTTTGAGGGGCCTATCTCTCAGGGGAGGTCCCAAGAATCCCGTCAGGGGGAGATCGTTCGTCCTGGAGGGGCTGGTAAAGCCGAGGAGGGATCCTCGAATGGGTCGGAGACCCCGTTTACCGGATAAGGTGAAAGCCAGTCTCAAGGGGAAGGCCAAAACCTCTCGGTCGACTATCGCTGTTCGGAAGCTGGAGAAGACCCGAGAGAGCTTCCTGGAGATCTGGAGTGATCCTCTGGATACCCGCACGGAAGAGGAGATGGCGGAAGAACTGAAGGTGGAACTCTCTCAGCTACGCACTTGGAGAAGAGATCCTATCTTCTATGAGACGGCTACAAAGAGATTCAAGGAGTCCTTCAACGCTAATACGATCCCTGTTCTGAGGAATCTTGTATCCCTGGCCATCCGTTACAAATCTCTCTCAGCCAGCAAGCTCCTCCTTCAAGCCATGGGGGCTATACAGGACGGAGGCCTCTTCGTTCAGATCAACAACAACGGCGGAAACGGAAAACCGGATGACATCTCCAAGATGGACGACGACACCTTGGACAGGGAGATCAACCGGCTGAGTGCCGAGGTCTACCCCTTGGACGTGAGGCTGTGCAAAGGGAAGATGTACCCCATCGAGGACGCTTACGTCGAAGAGGTAAAGGATGCAGACTCCGAATCTTGACGTCCGTCTTCCCACTGAACTCATCCAGGGGATCAGCGGGAACCACTCCTCTCACCGACACCGAAGGGAACGCCTCTACCGTGCCATGCTGGAGAAGAGGAGAAGGATGGGTCAGCTTTCTCTCTTCTACTTCGCCAAGTACATTATCGGATTTAAGGACATGGAGGTCCAACCTCATTGGGAACTCTGCAGGTTCCTGGAGGTCAATGATGGGGAAGACCTGCTCATCCTTCTTCCCCGAGGGACTTTCAAGTCTTCCGTGATCTCTGTAGCCTTTCCTCTTTGGAAGCTAATCGGTAATAAGAACCTTCGGTTCCTCCTTTCCGGAGGAGAATTGGACCACACCAAGAACTTCCTTTCTCTCATCAGTGACATCATTCTACGTTCTCCTGATTTCCGTATGCTCTATGGAGACCTCTCCGGAGGGAAGACGGATACCTGGACCAAGACGGCTGTCTCCGTGGAAGGCAGGACCCGCTTCCGTGCGGAGGAGAGCATCACCGCTTCTTCCTACAAGGTTTCCAAGGTCTCCCAGCACTACGATTATGCGATCCTCGATGACCTGCACAACGAGAAGAACCACAAGAGCAAGGAACTGGTCGATCAGGTCTGGAACTACCTGGAACTCATCCAGCCGATCCTCGATCCCGTGGAGATCCCCTCTTCCACCGAGGAGATCCGAGAGACCAAGCCCAGCCCCCGGATCGTCGTGGGCACCCGTTGGCATGACTTCGATTGCTATGGAAGGATCCTCACCGAGGAGAAGATCCGCCGGAAGAAGGGGCAGGAGAGGCAGTGGAAGGTTCTCATCCGCGAGGATCGCTACAAGTCGGGCAAGCTCTACTTCCCCACCCGGCTGACCGAGGCTTTCCTCAAGCGGATGCAGGAGAGCATGAGCAGGTATAACTACTCCTGCCAGTACAGGAACAATCCTCTTCCCGACGAGGAGAGGAAGTTCCGTCTGGTCGACTTCGGCTGGTTCTGGTTCAACGAGGCCACGGGTGTGGGCAAGAAGTCCCTCCGGGGCCGCGTCACGGATATGTCTCCGCATTTGGACGGCTATCTCGTGGTCGACCCCTCCATCGGAGAGACCAACGAGAGCGACTACACGGCTATTGTCACGAACAAGATCGATCCGCAGTCCAACTTCTTCTGTTGGGAGGTTGTCCGGGAACGCCTTGTGGGCAATGCTGCCATCATCCAGGAATCGGTGGCGGCTTACCGGAGGAACAACTGCGTCCGTATGGCCGTGGAGACCTACGCTTTCCAGAAGTCCCTCTACCTCGGGATGCAGGCCTACTTCTCCCAGATCGGCTTCTGGATTCCCGTCCAGTGCCTGGACCGGGATAACGAGCGGAGCAAGGGGATGCGTATCGAGGGCTTCCAGCCTTTCGTCGTGGGGGGCAGGTTCTACCTAAGGGTCAAGGAAGAAACGGACTTGACTGCCGATCCTGATGAGTTGTACTACTCGCTCCTGGACGGGCAGGGAGAGCTTCTGGATGAGTTTATCAGGTATCCGGTTTCCAGCACGGACGATTGCATGGACGCTCAATCCTACATCCCTCAGGTAGCCGTATCTGCCGTGGTCCCTCCGCCCCCTCCTCCGGATCCCATGTGCTTCGCGGAGATCCGAAGGCGGGCTTTGGGTCTGACCAAGAGTCGGTTGTCCCTTACATGAGAGGTAGCCATGCCCAGGATCAGTGAGGCGGAACGGTATTCCAAGTGGACGGATAGAATCCATGGGTCCAGGAAGGAGACCGAACTCCGGATCGACAAGTGGAAGAAGTACATGCGCTACTACCGCCTCGACCTGAGCCCCGAGGAGATGGGCATCGAGGGGGACACCGTCTGGATCAACTACCTCTTCGCCTACGCCAGGGTGATCCTGCCTTCCATTTACTACAGGAATCCCGATATCTCCGTCACCCCGCGCAAGGAAACTCCTCGGGAGTATGCCAACCTGATCGAGAAGCTGCTCAACTATCAGGTCGAGGAGATGGATCTGGAGAGCGAGGCCCAGAAGGTCTGCTTCGATGCTCTCTCCTATGGTCTGGGGGTGATGAAGCTGGGCCACGCGGACGCTTATTACGAGAAGCCTGGGAACGTCCTGGAGCAACTGGCCTTCCTTTCCAGCAAGTCCTTGGACCTGGAGGGGTCTCCTGAGGAGTTCTCCGAGGAGGAGCCTTCCAGGGGGAGGAGCAGAGACTTCGAGCCCAATGAACTGGTTTCCTCTCCGCATCCCTTCGCCATCCGCATCCCCACGGAGTTCTTCTACTACGATCCCCTTTCCACCAGTCTTCGTGATGCCCGTTGGGTCTGTCATGCCGTGGTCAAACCTTTGGACGAACTGCGCAAGTCGAAGGTCTATCCCAAGGCCATCATCTCCGGGGTCCAGGGAACCCACACGCTGCGCACGCAGACGGCAGGCAATGAGGTCCGTGGAACGATCAGCCGGGTGGATCCGGCAACCGAGGCGGATCTGGTCCTCATCTACGAAATCTGGGACCGGGAGAACCGTGAGCTTCTGGTCATGGATGACTACAACATGACCGTGGGCACCGAGGCCAAGTTCCTGCGCAAGGATCCCTGGCCCTATCAGATGAAGGGGTTTCCCTTCGAGTGCCTCGTCTTCAACCCTGACCCTGAGTACTTCCCCGGCGTCTCCGACTTCAGCCAGTGGTTCAATCCGACTTCGGCTATGAACACTCTCACGACCATGCAGCACAACCACGTCAAGCGGTATCAGAGGAAGTATCTAGCCCAGCAGAACAGCCTCGATCCCGAGGAGATCGCCAAGCTGCAGAATCCTATCGATGGGGCTATCATCTTCACCAAGGGTCCTCCGAGGGATTCAGTGGTCAACTTGGAGGACGCTACAGTCAATCCCGACCTCTATGGCCTGCGCAGTGTGCTCCGCACGGAGATGACCTTCATCTCTGGGGCCACGGAGGCGAGGCAGGGTCTGGACACCG